TCGGGGCGGGGGTCAATGCAGGTAAATCATTCCTCTTGACATTATAGCATAAAGGGGAATGAGGGGAATGGCGATGGTATGGGGACAAGGGGAACTATTCGCTTCAGCATCTGAGCAGGAGATCCAACGGACAAAGTTCCTGCTCAGTAAATATACACATATGATTGCACTTATGCAGGATTTTGAACGATTTGAAGAGGAACTGAAGCAAGTGGCTATAGATGGGGAAACAGCTCGTCGTATCGATCAGGAAGATTTACACGCTGATAAGACAGCTAATGCTACGATTCTAATTGAAAAGCAACGATGGGTCTATCAACAGTACAAGTTCTATGTTAAGCAGTTACAACGTGCTTATGCACTTATTAGGGATAATGAGGCAAGTCGTGCTGTGGAGTATAGATTCATCCAGGGATATTCGTATAAAGAGACGTTATTGTTCTTCCGCAGAAGTCTGAGCGATAGCACAATTAGGCGTAAAATGGATGAAGGTGTTGAGAGTATGGCTAATAGTTTAAAATTGATGGGATTTTTTGAACAGGATAATTCTGAGTTTTAAGTACAGAAAAAGCGAAGGTTAGCACATAGTTATCCTTCGCTTTATATATTGCAAGGTTAAAATCCATTCATCATTTTCTTCTCACTCATCACATGGAGTTCCCTTAGCAATAATTAATTGCTTAAAGTCTAATATATTACCTATGGTATCATCTTGTTTATACCACAGGAAATCACTCTCTCTAGAGAAAATAAACCGATCAGAATACATTCCCGTATAACTGTTTAAAATAGCTAAATTCCTCTTTGATGAAATAACAAAATTAGGTGGAAGCTCTTCAAAGCGACCTAGTAACATAATTCTACTACTTAAAGGGACACTTACTTGTGTTTCTAGAAGTCCGTATCCAGGTGAAGACCAGAATCCTCGATTTTTTTGAGTAATCCAATGTAGGCTAACTGGATTATCTGAGCAAATAAAATCACCAATTTCTGGGGGTGAATAGGCCACGGTCCAGTTTCTAGCACCAAGAAGAGGAATAATCGCATCGACAGCATTCATAAGAGTACTGATACGTGTATTGTTGTTAATAGATAGAGTGTATTTTTCTTCGAAGACAAAATCTTTTAAACTTTCATACGAAACATTTTCATTAAATTTAATACCGTCTTTCCTCATGTTCTGTTTTGTTGCTTCAAATCTTTCAGGGGTAGAAAGCATCATCTCAGATATGATTTTGCTTTCTTCATTTATAGGCTCGGTTAAGTGATCAAGTCTTACTGGTGTTCTCACAGAAAGTAATGCTATATAATTAATCAACCAGGTATATGCTACAGTTTCATGGGGGATCTGCTGGCTTTGGCAAATATCTTTTATTATGGGAGCAACATTTGTTTCTACAATTGAGAAAGCATCCTCTATTACGTCAGGTTCAGTGTCGGGTAAATCAATGCTGTAAAGATGCTTTTGAAACCCCACACTTTCAGGAATTGCATCCCACTGATTTCCACTCTTTTGATCAAAGACCCATAACGAACTTCCTGCTGTTCCATTACTAGTAAATAATGAAAGATGGAATTTAGGGACATAATGATGTTTTACTTTTGGCATAATATATCGCTCCCTTTTCACCCATTAGCTGTTTATTTTGCCCGCATAAATTGACTGTATTATGAACTTAACTTGACTGTAAGTTGAGCACCATATGACAAACTTTACGTGATAGTATGTAAGCATAGAAACAGGCGAGAATGACACGCACAGCTACATGAATGTGGCGTATAACTGGGGTGTAACTCTTCTCGCTTTTTCTATTTTTATTGTTTTGCTTTAACATCTTCAATTACAGCTTGGAGTATTTCTAACAAACAATCGTGCATTTTTTTCATATTATCATGTGTTTTAGCTGCTGGAGTGTAGTCATTATTACTAACACCTAAAGATATTTTGTGTTCTTCATATTTCACACCTGATTTAATTGTGGTATGAGGATAATTATGTGTAAAGTCATTTCTAATATCTGAACTATTTTTGTATGCTTCTGATTGTAAAGCATCATCGAGAAATTGACGAAGATCAGAATTAGGAATTTTCCTTACAGCGGTTTTAAAATCTATCTTTTCTCTTTTTTCTAGTGAGAGCTTATACACTTTGAATAAAATATGCGATAGTATGTCTAGTGCGGAATAAACTTTATGAAAAAATATATCCACATAGTAGTCAAACATAAATTTTATTGTATCATGTTCATCTCTAAACAGTGGTAAATACGAGAATCCTTTATTTGTTTTTTCATAGAATGGTTCATCTGGAATACCCATTTCAAAATAAAAAGTTGCGAAAGCATAGCTTAAGCATACTTCATTTAAACGATTTGAAAGAATATCAGACCAAGAATCAAGATCAAAATTTACAAAAAAGTCTCTCATATCATCGGATTTAATTCGAAAGGTACCTGTATCTATGTTTATTGGTTCCTTTAACTGAGAATATATACGTTCAATGTCTTCAAGAGAAGGTTGTTTAGCAAAAAAATGTTCCATAGAGCACCTCACAAAGATTTTTATCCAGAATAAACCTTTTAACGGAAAATATCAAAAAAGTTAGGAAGAAAGAGAAAAATGTTAGAAAGCTTGGTAATTGACTTAATTTTAGAGAGAGAAGCCCTTGACTTTATTTTCTGTCTCTCGTTAAAATGGTGTTGTTTTTCCTCTCTAGTTACTAAGTACAAGTGCTTTTAACAAAGAGAAAAGCGATTTTGTAGCGTACTTCATGTACGCCAGAATTAAAGAAGTGTAATAATAGCAGCAGTATTTGATGTTTTTTATTTAAAACGTTATTTATTTTGTAAATATCGTACATATATCAATCCATCTAAGTCGTTCCTATCGGATCGGCTTTTTTTACGTTCAAAGGAGAATGCATATGAAAATTATTAAATGGCTTACTAAGGTGACATATGGCAGATCAGTAATTAACAGGAGTGATCGACGTGGCCAAAAGAAAAAATAAACTAAAGCGTCCTTATGTTGAACCTAAGCAGCCTACTAAGTGTAAAGGTTGTGTATGGGGTAAATGGGATGGAGTTAAACAGTTTTGTAGTAGACAACGTTGTGTAAAGAAGGGAAATACTTCCTGATGTCGAATTGTGATGTCGAAGGGAGGATGATCATATGGTAAAAATAAAATTTTCTGATGGAACTTCAATCTTGATAAGAGAAGGAACTCTGGTAAATGGTTATAAAAATTCTTCAGCTGATAAAGATCAAGAGTTTTATTTAGAAAGAGTATTTTCTGATTCTACAAATGGGATTAATAGCACTAACGGTTCTCGTTTATCAACCTCAAACCCAATGGTTGGTATAATGGGTTTTATACTTTCTGTTGATTGCTTCACAATTGATGATGACCAGGATAAACTATTCAAATCGTCTGCTGTTGTAAGTGTAGAGAATAGTAGTAACAGTATTTCTTTTGGTTAATTATGACGATTTAAAAGACGATATAAGGTGCGTTCATTTCAAACGTCCAATTATGAGGATAATAGAATAGAACGTCAGGAAAGAGCCGTAGCTTCGTTGTACGGCTCTATTTTTATGTTTGCTATAGTGAAAACCAACTCAACACAAATTAAGCAGAAAAAAATATTAATTTCTGATAGTCTTATGGGAGGAGGGATGCATATGATTAAAGTGAAAAAATCATTAACGGCAGTGAATCAATTACCTAAAAGTGCTATTGAGGGGATTCCTTTTGTCGGGCCTATATTAGGTTATGTATATGAAGACTTTACGAATAGACAGCTTTCAAAATTTGAAAGTAAGCGAGTTGAGAGTGCAACTAATTATTGTATTAATAAGATAGAACAAAAAATTAAAGATGGATTCCGACCTAGGGACGACGATAGATTCTTTGCAAACAATGAGAATTATCGTTCAAATGCTTCAGAAATACTCGAAGGTGTTTTATTAAAGTGTAAAACAGAACATGAACAGCGTAAATCTAATTATATAAGTAATCTCTTTGTTAATATTGTTTTTGAAAAAGTAACTTTAGATCTGGCTAATTTGCTTCTGAAAACAGTTGGAACGATGACATATAGGCAACTTGTATTATTAAACCTGTTTAATTTAAATAAAGGCAACCCACTAGAGCTCAGCACAAAACAAGGTACCCAGCTTTCTGATAAGGTTTCAATTTATCAGGAAATATTTGAGTTAACTCAGCTAGGACTTCTAAAAAAACGTATGGTAGAAGATGAAAGCAAAAAGGTTACTTTGAAAGATATAGGAAATATAAATTACAATGCAATGTTTGGTTGGGATGAAGTAGTGCCTGGATACATGGAGCTAACTTCGTTAGGGAAAGAAGCTTGTAAACTTCTTAGTTTAGACGAAATAAGCCGAATAGATATAGAAAATTTAGTAAAACAGCTTAAATAAATATTTCGTTGATTTGAGAGCTCTTAATTTATAAGGGCTCTATTTTGTTGCCACAAAACATTGGAGGTCATAATGGAAATCAGAATCGTACCTATAGATCAAATCAATGCAGCAGCTTACAACCCTAGAGTTGATCTTCAACCAGGCGACGTTGAGTATGAAAAGCTTAAGCAAAGCATTGAACAATTTGGATACATAGACCCTATCGTCTGGAATGAGCGCACAGGTAATATGGTAGGCGGTCACCAGCGTTACAAAGTTATGATAAATGAGCATGGCAGTACAGAATTAATGGTTTCTGTTGTTGATTTGGATGATCAACAAGAACGCCTTTTAAACATTGCTCTTAACAAAGTATCAGGACAATGGGATGATGAAGCCCTGGCTAACTTGTTAAGCGAGTTGAAGGATGATGGAGCAGACATATCTTTATCAGGCTTCGATGATGTGGACCTGAAACAAATGCTAGGAGATATTGAGGTACCGCTTTTTGAGGAAGGAACTGAAGATGATCAGGGCGATTTGGGCGTATTAAGTTCCAAGCTAGTTATATGCCCTCACTGTGGAGAGGAGTTTGAAGCGGATTGACACACCTTAAAATTGCATGGGCAACACATGAAGCGGCTAAGTTTGCATGTGAGAACTTCCACTATAGCAAAAGCCTTCCCGCTGGTAAGCTTGTCAAAGTTGGGGCATGGGAAGATGACAAGTTTATTGGTGTGGTCATATTTAGTCGTGGGGCCAACAGCAAGATCGGTTCACCGTATGGACTGACTCAAAAAGAATGTTGTGAGTTGACTAGAGTGGCATTAACAGATCATAAATCCTTTGTTTCTAAAATCTTGGCCAAGGCTATTAAATTCCTGAGAGAGTCGTCACCTAATGTGCAACTCATCGTTAGTTATGCTGATGTCGAACAAGATCATCATGGAGGCATCTATCAAGCTACCAACTGGATTTATGAGGGGAAAACGGATGGGGAGCATTACTTTATTATCAAAGGCAAGAAGACTCACCCTAAGTCCATTCATTCTAAATATGGTAAAGGTAGCCAACGTATTGAGTGGCTAAGAGCAAATGTAGATTCACACGCTGAAACATATACGACAGTTGGTAAACACAAGTATTTGATGCCTTTGAATAAGAAAATAAGGAAAAGGATTCTTCCACTTCATAAACCTTATCCCAAATAAAAAGGAGGACGCGGTAACGTCCTCCTAACACCAGGGGTGCTTCCCCACGGCTGAGATAGCGGTGCGCCACGCGTGGCATTTACAGTCGTCCGCTATCTCGTATTCCATATTAACGGAAAGCCGAGGGGAACAGCAATGAGAACAGATGAACAACATGAATTGCTTCTACAACATGATCTCGAAGTGGCGGAAGGAATACTTGAATCTAAAGAGCAGTACCGCAAGATCGTTAAAGCAAGTATAGCCCAATGGGTTAAAGACCTACAGGCTGGACAGATAAAGATGAATACCGTTGCAGATTTGGAGAAATTGATTGAATTAGATATAAAGCTTCAAAAGGACGATATCATCTAAAAACGAGGGAGGTTACTTTCTCGTTCTTTTTCAATTTCTTCAATTATTGTTTTGTGTTTATGAAGATTATGATTTTTTAAATTACGATTTAGTATATTTAGTATTAGTACAAGGGAAAGGGTACCGGCAAGTAAAAGAATATTTTGTAATGCATTGCTGTCAAAACTTGATAGTATCTTTTCGGTAGTAGTAAACCAAGTTAACTTATCTTTTTTGTATTCTTCATTTGAAAGCACTGTTAACAGAGAGGATTGAAGGGCAACGGAAAGTGTCATAATAGTTAATCCTGCGGTCAATATAATCTTTACAACCGCTTCAACGCTCTTTTCAATTGTATTACCTAGCATAATTGACTTTACGCCTATCTTGGCTTTTTTAAAATCTTCTAGTGAAAGAGCTTCATAAGATAATGTGAGGTTATATGTATCTTCGTAAAAGGCAGATATTTGGGTGCTTTTCTGAAGAGGTCTGTTTAATTTTTTTGAAAAATTAACTGATGATATAATTTCATAAAGGATGAACCCAATAGCTACTAATAGGCTAATCCCCGTGAAATTTTCATTTATAATGATTGATAAGTAGTCCATAAAAAATCGCTCCTTAATTGTTATTCAATATTTATATCGGACCAATTAATAAATTATTAAGTGGAGGTGGTGATAATGTAATGGCTAGGGAACGAAGCCCTGAGCGAGACAAAGCCAAACAAATGTGGTTAGAGAGCAGTGGAGCGATGAAGCTAAAAGACATCGCTGCTGCTCTTTTTGTTGGTGAGACACAGATACGAAAATGGAAGTCCCAGGACAAGTGGGCTGACGATCTGAATAGTAACGTTACCAATGAATCGAAAGGTAACGTTACCAAACGTGGAGCACCGAAGGGTAACAAAAACGCTGTCGGTAATCGTGGGGGAGCTCCACCAGGTAATCAGAATGCTAAGGGCAATGCTGGAGGTCAAGGTGGACCATATGGGAATAAGAAGGCAGTCACCACAGGTGAGTATGAAACAATATGGCTTGATGCGTTGGAAGAGCATGAACAAGAACTAATAGAACTAGTGGATACCGATCCTATTCAACAAGCAGATGAAGCAATACAACTCTTGACTATTCGTGAACGCCGGATGCTACAACGCATAGGGAAGCTTATGAGTGGATTAACTGAGAAGCAACGGCGGGTATTAAATGAATTGAAAGCCATTAAAGATGTTATGACAATTCATGATGAAAAGTCAGGAGTTACCAAAACAGTTCCGATTACGAAAACTAAAATGGTTGAAGCACAAGTAGAAGAAACAGAATATCGTCCTATTGATGACATCATTAAATTAGAAGAGGCCTTAACTAGAGTCCAGGACAAAAAACTAAAAGCAATTGAATTGAAAAATAGATTGGTTGCTGTAGATGAAGAAAAGCAAGTGAGGACTGCTATACTTCAAATTGAGTTGCAGAAGTTGCAAGGTGGTGCTGGAGCTACACAAAGTTGGACAGAAGCTCTTAAATCTATTGCAGAACGTAGGAAAACGAAACGTACTAATGAGGTGGATGCCAATGAGTAAGCCTTATAATGTGACTGCTGACATTGTGGCATTATTAGATTTATATTGGGATGATCCAGTGTCCTTTGCTGAAGACATGCTCAGATTTGAACCGGATGATTGGCAACGTGATGCAATGATGGATGTTGCTATGTATCCACGTACTAGTGTAAGGTCTGGACAAGGAGTAGGGAAAACTGGATTTGAAGCTGCTCTTGTTATATGGTTCCTTTGTTGCAGACCTAACCCAAAAGTTGTTTGTACCGCACCAACAAAACAACAACTTCACGATGTGCTTTGGGCCGAGGTTGCTAAATGGCTTGAAAACTCTATGGTTAAAAATTTACTTAAGTGGACAAAAACGAAGGTTTATATGGTTGGACATGAGCAAAGATGGTTTGCTACAGCTAGAACTGCTAATAAGCCAGAAAACATGCAAGGATTTCATGAAGACCATATGCTTATCATTGTTGACGAAGCTTCAGGTGTTGCTGATCCGATTATGGAAGCTATTCAAGGTACTTTATCTGGTGACGATAACAAGCTACTCATGTGTGGAAACCCTACACGTACGAGTGGCTATTTTTATGACTCTCATAATCGTGACCGTCAATTGTTTCGTACACACAAAGTAGATAGCCGAAGTAGTAAACGGACTTCTAAAGAAAATATTCGAATGCTAATCAACAAATATGGAGCGGATAGTGATGTTGTTCGTGTTCGGGTATATGGAGATTTTCCAAAAGCTGAAGCAGATGCTTTCATTGCTTTGGAATTAGTTGAGCTAGTTAAGGATGTAAATTTGATACCACAAGGAGACACATTGCATCTTGGTGTAGACGTTGCGCGTTTTGGAGACGACGAAACGGTGATTGCACCACGAATTGGGATGAAGGTTTTTCCACTGCAATGTTTCAATAAACAAGATACCATGACTACCGTTGGCTGTATCGTGGCAAAAGGAAAGCAAGAACAAACCAGGGATCCGAATTTACGATTTGTTGAAATTAAAGTAGATGATAGCGGTGTTGGCGGTGGGGTAACCGACAGATTAAAAGAAGTGATTTTGGAAGAACAATTAACAGGTTGGCGAGTAATACCAGTCAATAATGGCAGCAAGCCCACTGATGATAGCGAAGAACATTATGAGAACCGCGGAACAGAAGCGTGGGCTATTTTAAGAGATTTGTTACAAGAAACTTTCTCTAAACACATGCAAGGTGAGCAAGTAGATATTGAATTACCATCAGATGAACGTCTTGTAACGCAATTAACTCAACGTAAGTATCGAATGACTAGTAAAGGTAAGATAGCTCTTGAACGAAAAGAAGATATGAAAAAAAGAGGACTTGATTCTCCGGACCGCGCTGATGCAGTGATCCTTTCCTTTGTAACAGAACCTGAATTTCAGTATACGAATCAACGGCCAAGTGGCTGGTAAAAAGAAGGTGATGACATTGACAGTTGTCTACAATAATAAAAGTTTTCCTCCACCGCCTTTTGATGAGAAGGTCGGAATGATGCAGTATTATCGGCTTTTATACGAAGGAGAACATGCTGAAATATTCCCACGTGCTAAAGCTGTTACCAATGTGAGAGAAACAGTTCGTAGGCGTGTTGGTAAGCGATCATGGCGGAAAGTTGAGAAGGTATTCAGTGCCGACCATCAATATATTGTTGCTAATTTTTCTAGTTTGGTTGCAGAAGTGCCTGCGGATCTGCTAAATCGGTCACTTGGAAACATATCTGCTGATACGGAAGATAACCAGGAGCTTGATTTTGTTTCTGATGTTGTTACAGCTAGCAAGCCGACAGAAAAAATATGGGCTGCTGTGGTACAAACCCAAGTTGATGGAATGATTGCTTATCGTATACGCCGTAACGAGCTTGGAACAGTGTGGTTTGAATGGGTGCTAGGTGATAAGTATCTCCCACATACAGATGGTCAGGGTGCAGACATAGCTTGGATTGAAGAACAAGGGGAGGATAACAAGCAAGATCGTTACCTCAGAGTAGAAAGACAACGTTTGGAGTCTTCAGGTCTATCCATCCAGCAACTTGTCTTTAAAATGAGCGGTGACAGTGTTGGAGAACAAATTGCTACCAAAGATTATTCAGAGGACTTTGAAATCGAAATACCAGAAGATCAGGAGTTACCAGGTGTTACTGAATTACTTTGTGGAATCATCACGAATGAAGACACTTTGCTTTATCCTAATGGCAGATCAGCACTAAGGAATATTGATGCTTTGCAAGAAGAGATTAATTGGACCATTACTAGAGATAGTATTGTCTTTGAAAAGCATGGAAAGCCAAAACTTGCTATTCCCAAGGCTTTATGGGATACAGTTGCAAATCAAAACATGAGGGATTACGGTGGAAGGTTCGTGCGTAATGCAGACATCGAAGTTACTTCATTCGACGAAAAGACTGGAGCAGTACCACAATATATTACGTGGGATGCAAAGACGGAGCAATCCTTTGCACATGTAACCAGACTTATTCATTACATGCTTTCTATTTCTAAGACATCGCTTCAAGCTGCTGGATTAAAGGATGCTAAAGGAGAGTCGGGTGTAGCATTACTATACTTGTGGATTCAGTCAGTGATTAAAGCTGATGCAATTAAGTCAAAGTTTGATGCTGGTATAAAGGCAGCAATCAGAAAGTGTATGATTTTAGAAAATGCACTAAACAATGCGGATTTGGAAGTGAAAGACCCCTCTATAGAATGGAGGGACATGCTTCCTAAGGCTGAATCAGAACGAGATAGTGAAGAAATTGAAAAATATAGTGGTGGTGTGCAGTCCCTTGAAGCTACAGTCCGCCGCATTCATCCCGATTGGTCGGAGGATGCCATAGAAGCTGAGATTCTGAAAATACAGGATGAAAGAGCTGCTACTAGCATGAATCCGACATTCGCTCAACCTCCGAAAGTGACGCTGTGATATGAACTATGAAGAGATTGTTAAACTATTTGCTGAAGCTGATGAACGTCTACGTTTGTTAGTCAAACAACTAGAAGATGGGAATTTAAGTGCAAGGCGAATTGAACAGATAAGCCGAGAAATTGAAAGGATTGTATCTGAGCTTGCTGAACAAGCAGGAATGAATTTGTCTACACTTATTGGCAATGAGTATCGTATAGGTGCTCAAACTGTAGTAAATCAGATTATTACTAACGGCATAGCATCAACTATTAATTCATCGGTGAAATCATTAAACCATCGACAAGCTGCACAAGCAATTATGGATGAAGCTTTCTATTCAATCTTAGAAGCGACTGACCATATGTCCCAGGATGCAAAACAACGTATTAAACAAGCAACGCAATTGGCCAATGAGAAGTCGTTAGTACTAGGAATGGGTCGAAAAGAAGCAACCAAACAGGCCATAGTTGACGTAAATAGTAAAGGCATAACTGGCATCATTGCGAAAAACGGTGCAGAAATTCCTGCTGATAAGTATATGGCTGGAGTGGTCCATTACCATCAAAGAAAAGCTCATGTAACTGGTGGTATAAACATGGCCATCCAGAATGGTTATGATCTTGTATATGTAAACTATGTAGGGATAACGTGTGAACACTGTGCTCGTTTACAAGGACGCGTGTATTCATTGAGTGGTAATGATCCTAGATTTCCAAAAATGCTAGATGAATATAAACCACCTTATCATTCTCATTGCGTCCACTCAGTTTCAGTTTGGATGGAAGAGTATCAATCAGAAGACGAAGTTAGACGCATGATTGAGTTATCTAATCGGTTAGGTGAAGAAACCCGTTCAGAGCATCACATAAAGCGATATAAAGAGCTTCAAAAAAAGAAGGTCCAGGCTAATGCGACACGTAAACAATGGATGAGATATAAAGCTGTATTGTCAAGCAGCACACCTGATCTGAGAACCTTTGCTAGTCAAAAAGCAAGAAGAACGCAAAACTATATAGATTTGCAAGATATGTACAAGGAAGCTAACAGAATAATTAAGAGCAGTGAAGTCACTTGAATTGTGGCTTTTTTATTTTGTCCAAACCGTAGCACGACATAAAACTGCTAATCGAGGATAGTCCACCCGGACTTTAAACAGGAGGTCAGTATGTACGAAACAATAGCAAAGCCATTTAGACGGAGATTGAACTTGCAATTATTTGCAGGGGATGGGGGAGGTTCTGGCGGTTCAGTTGGAGACAGCGGCGATGGTGGTTCATCCGGATCAGGAAATGGAGAAAAGACTTTTACCCAGGCTGAATTAGATCAGCATGTTCAGCAACGCCTGGGGCGTGCTGAGAAAGATGCACAAACTGCATTAGCTAAGACTTTGGGATATGAATCAGTTGAGGCAATGCAAGCAGCACTTAAAAAGCCTGAGAATAATCCAGAGGATAAGAAGAATGAACCTATTGATGTAGATAAGCTGGTGGATGAAAAGCTTCAGGCTAAGCTACAAGAACAAAATCAGAAGACTTACAAACGTCTGCTTACTGCTGAAGTTAAGGTGCTAGCTAATGAACTTGGGTTCGCCGATTGGGAAGATGCTCATGCACTTGCCGATTTGACTGCGGTTAAGGAAGATGAAAAAGGGAATTTAAGTGGCGTGAAGGAAGCCTTGGAGGAATTACTAAAGAAAAAGCCACATTTAGGAAAACAGAAAGCTGGTTCAGGTACTTTTGGTGCAACTATCGGTGGTGGAACTAATAACACTGATAAAAAAGAACGACTTGAACTAATGAAGAGACTAGCTCAGAAATCAGTAAATTCAAGCGCTACTTACGATCCATGGAAATAAAAAAAAGGAGAGTGAAATTACATGCGATTACAACCAAGAAAACGATTTGAAGTTGAAAGTGATTATGAAATTTTGGCATCACTTGAAGTGGTGCGAGAAGTAACTAACGGAATCACAATTGATGCTAATGCCGTTACTGCTGATAGTAAGGGCAACAAGATTGTACTTAAAGGAATGCCATTGGCAAAACTAGCATCTGGTAAGTATGTCCCTTACAAAGCAGATGGTACTGACGGAAGTCAAAATCCTACACTGATACTGAAAAGAACAGTGAACCTTAAAGATGGTGATCATGTTGTTGGAGCCTATGAGATTGCCAAGGTTATCGCAGCACGTATTCCTGTCACTGTAGACGATACATTGCGTCAGAAGATGCCTCATATTACTTTTGCCTAATTTCAATTTGAAAGGATGAATATTTACATGCAAACAAACAAACTGCGCTATAAGTTAGATCTTCAGACATTTGCTGAAGGTGATGAAATTAGCATGTTGGAAGATGCATTATCTGGTGAGGAATTACTAACGTATACAAGCAACATCACTGTACCCAATGATTATTGGCAGTCTGTGTTGTTTCCACCTGAACAAACAGATGAATTGACTGTTGATGTTATTAAGGCATCTTCTCGTCTTCCAGTTATGGCTCAAATTGCTGAACTGGGCACCGAAACAGTTTATGGATCGCGCGAAGGTCTTTCTGGTCAACGAGTGGAGATTCCTAAAATTCAGCGCGGTCGTTGGATGGATGAAAAGCTCATTCGTTTGCTCTTGATGGCCAACCAAGGCGGTGGTCTACGACAACAAGAGGTAGCACGTATTGTAAGAGAGCAACTTAATGATGGTCAATATGCTGTTGATGCTATTCGCGCTCGTCGTGAATGGATTGCTATGCAGGCTGTTGCTTTTGGTGCTGTCACATATGCAGAAGGCAATGTAAAGATAGATGTCGATTGGAGATATACAGCAGAACAGAAACCTGTTTTATCTGGTACAGATGCATGGAGTAATTTGGAAAGCTCACGACCTCTTGAAGACATGCAAACCTGGTATCAATATCAAGCGGATCGTGGAGTGCGTTTGACTCGTGCATTCACCACGCAGAAGATTATTGCATTGTTGCTACAGAACAAGTCTGTACGAATTGCTTATCATGGCGATCCTTCAGGGAATGCTAATCCGCCTCAACTCACCAGGGCACAACTTGATTCAGTGACTGATTCTCTTGGGTTGCCACGTATTGTGCCATATGACACACAAGCACGAACAGAAAACAATGATTTAACCGCAGGCAAGCTTGCATTTACTACAGTGCGTATGGCTCCGCAGGACAAGTTTGTCATGTTGCCAGATGGTCCACTTGGAAACTATTTATGGGCTGAGACAACGGAATCTATGGTTGATGGTATCGATGCTGAGCTAACAGGAGATATGGGTATTTATGTATTCAGAGATTTGGTAAGCAAGCATCCTTTGCGCCTACGTACAGTGGGTGTAAACCTTGCGTTCCCTGTATTTCCTTATGCAGATAGCGTTATGTCAGCAACAGTCATTTAGGAGCGTCTATATAGGCGCTCTATTTATTTACTAGTTAAGAGAAAGGGTGATTGAATTGGATATTAAAGTTACTGGTGTAGTTAAACATTTAGGAAAATGGTACACCTCAGGCGATGTCATAAAAGACATTAATGAGGATGATGGAAGACGAATTATTACTATTCGAGCAGGTGAAGAGATCAAGAAGACTCCTGAAGAGATCAAAGCGGAGGAAGAAGCTAAAGCTGCTTCTGAAGCAGAAAAGGCTCGTAAGGCAGCAGAGAAGAAACTTGCTAGCTTACGTAAACAAGCTTCTGAGTTAGGCATTTCAGGCGCAGATGAAATGGATGCCGATACTCTTATTGTCGAAATAAAGGTTGCAAAACAAAAGTAGGTGAATGTATGGATAGACAAGAGATTGCTGATTGGATAACTAGTAACTTACTTGACACTGAGGCATGGGAACGTGCTTCAGAACAAAAACAATCGGTTGCTGTCATTCAGGCAGAACGAAAATTATCTCAGTGGTATCCCAAAATTAATCCTATGGCAGTATCTATCATAGCTTTTCAGGCGGTTTGGGAGTTGCAGGGAACTGATCCAGCACTCAAATATCAAAAACACAACGTTAAGACTGTTTCAGATAATGGTGAATCTATCAGTTACAAAGATGATATACGTCCTGAAGTTGCACCTGAGGTGCGTGAATTACTTGGTGCAACTGCTCATGAACTATTAGAGTTGGAAGCAGAACAAGCAGCACAACGTCAGTATGGTGGTGCATTGATATGAGTATTTTTGGATATCCAGCAATGGTCATTCATTGCCACTCTGAACTCGATGATTGGGGAAGACCGTTACCACCTATTGAAACAAAACGAGATGCCAAAGTTGTTGAGGAACAGAAGCTCATTAAGAACAGTCGTGGGGAGGATGTTCAAATTGCATACACCATTCACATTGAGGGAGCTGTACCAATTAGCTTTGATGATTACTTTCTTTACAAGGATCAACTAGGAAAAGAGATCCGCATTGATGTAAAGCATTACGAGGTCCGCAAATATCTTGGTACTGATGATGTTAAGAAGGTAGTTATATATGGCTAATTTTGACTTTAGCCTGGATGGACTTGAAGCTATGATTACTGCACTAGATGCTACGTTAGATCAAATAGATGAACGCATAGACGAAGTATTAACAAAGCTGGCTATGCAAATCATATCAGACGCACGTAAGTTAGCACCCAACCTCTGTGGAGACCTTGAAAGTGCACTTATTGTGGGAGAGGTTAAACAATTAATAGGCATATCCTACATTGATTTTGGGACAAGCCCAGAAGTTAATGATTATGCTGTTGTGCAACATGAAGGTTTTCGTAAGACTAAAAAAGGCGCAATAGTGCAGATGAAGCCTGGTGAAAAGACATCCAGTAAAGGGGCACACAATGGCTACCTACCAGGTAAAAAGTTCCTGGAAAATGCCATTAAAATGAACGAAAAGTTAATCATTGAAGAACTATCTAAGGTATTGGAGTGATGCCTATGCTTGCTAACGATTTAATTAAATACCTTACAGAAGTTGGTTTTTCTGTTTATCCAGATGAGGGTTTTATACCTTCTGACATTCCGGATAATAGATTACCGGCTCTTTTTGTGTTTGGTACAGGGGGATTTGCTCCACATGATTATATACCGCGTGAAAGACCAACTTTCCAAGTGATTGTTAAAGGGAAATCATATAAGGCTAATCCAACTAACAAGGTGGAAGCAGAAGCAGAGGCAAAGCGACTTATTAAGTTATTGCATCGAAAGAATAATTATTCGGTCGGGGATGCTTATGTATGGTCAAGTCTTTCTCAACAATCTAATCCAATACCGCTCGGTCATGATGATCATGATAGACCAATGTATTCAACTAATTTTATTTTTCAAGTGAGAGGAGTTTAACTATGAGTGATGTAGAAAAGATTTATGCTGGTCCCGGTATTTTTGTATGGGGGGTTGGCCCAGACGGAAAAGAAATGGATGGGGCTATTACTATAGACCTCACACAAGGTGGTATTCGTTTCTTTACAGAAACCACTTATTTTGAGCCAACGACAGATCAGACAGGTACTGCGCCTGTTAAATCTATAAGCACAGGTAAAACAGGAAAGATTGAATTTACAACTCCTGACACTGACTTTGAAAAGGTAATTGCGTTTGATGCCAACGCTTCAAAGGTAACAGATGCCACTGATCCTGAAAAATTTAAGTATCAAGTCACCGGTTTGGCAGGGAAGGAATTACCTCGTAAACGTGCAGTAATTATGCCACAGGGTATTTCTGATCCTAACCGATTTATCTATATTGAATCTTGTGGTATCAAATTTGACTTAGATGCAGGTTTTAAATTGGATGACAACCTTAAAATGACTGTAAATGGTCTAGCATATCCAGATTTAAAGGCGACACCAAGGGGGTTGCTTTACACTTGGGGTGACATTACAGCAACAGCGTAAGAGAGGGCAAATGCTCTCTCTTTATTTTTTTAATAGGAGGAAAAAGTTATGTTTGGATTACTAAAAAAAGATCGTGTGCAGCTCGGGGACAAACAGATTGCAGTACCTAAATTAACACGAACAAGATTGAAACGTCTCACAGATCACATTGGTACAATTGGTGATTATTTAGTTAGATTACTACTTACAAAAGAAGATGAGCGAGCTATATTCATTGTTGCTGGAGCAGATATGTTCATCGATGAAATTTATGAGCTCACATCAATATTAAGCGAACTTGACCCAGAGTATCTGGATGACAATGCAAGTCTTGCAGAATGTACTCATTTTCTTAAATTGACATGGGAACGAAACGACATCAACGAAGCATTAAAAAACTTGAACGGCCTGATTCCACCGACGGCACAGCAGTTCGTACAGTCCATCGTTCAAAGGATGAATCAGGCCAACAAATAATGACTCAAGATGATTTTGTTTTACGTTGTTGTATCCATTTGGACAAAACACAACGTGAAATAGAAGAAGATTACTACTTCGTGGATCTCCCGGAGTTACTTTTGCTAAAAAATCAAGCCAGGGCAAGAGAGTTGCTGGAGGGGCTTGATGTAGTATCTTACCCGCATATCATAGAAGAAAAAGCTCGTACTGCTATCATTAAAAGGTTAACCTCAGCATTGCCTAAACCACCGTCTAAGCCGCAATTATCAGCAGAAGAGCAGTATCAAGCGCATCTGATGCGAATGAAGGGAGGTTAATATAATGGGAGTGGATTTAGGAGAGTTGAAAGCTAGACTTACAGCTGAAGCAACGCAAATGCGTAGTGAAGTTCAGGCTGTGAAAAAAGATTTAAGCGAATTAGGGGAGCAAGGTAAGAAAACAGCTGAAGGAGTTAAAGGTGTAGGTACATCTTTGGATCAACTAGGAAAGACCAAATCTAAGTTACATGAGTTACCTACTGCATTGGATAATATTAATGCAAAAATTGAAATTCAGCGTAGGAAACTTTCTGAACTAAAAACATCCTACGATAATGCATTTGATACTAGTAGAAAAAACAAGCTCCAGGAGCAGATTGTAAATACAGAATCAAGTTTGTTGAAGTTGATAGCTTCATCTGATCGTATGGCCAAAGAAATGTGGGAAGCTGAGGATAGTCTTAATAGTGTAGCGGTAGCAGCGGAAAAATCGGAATCTAGCATTGATAAATTAGATTCAGCACTTAAAGAAATAGGGCTTAGTGCTGATCAAATTAAGTTGATTAAAAATAATCTTAATGATGTAAATCCTAAGAAATTAAAAGATCAAATTAATGATTTAACTGGCATATTGCAAAAGCTGGGGCTAAGCAGTTCGCAAATTGAAAAAATCGTCGATGAACTTAAAAATGCAGAAACGCAGTCTGGTAAGACAAAAAAAGAATTTGCTAGTTTAGCTGCAGGACTGGCCGCATTAGGTGCGGGGGCATCACTGAATAAATTAGTGAATGTCATCAAGTCACTTGTTGATGAAGCATCACAATTACAAAGTGTCTACAATGGATTGAATGAAGTATCAAAATCAGTAGGACAAAATCAAGAAGAAGTAGGACGAGCCGTTGAGACTCTTGTAGCTAAGGGGTTTATGGATGCAGCTGAAGCAGCCAATGCCTATAAAACGGCTCTAGCCGCTGGTTATAGTTTGGAAGAGTCCACTAATCTAATTAATGCTCTTGGTGATGCCGCCGCTTATAATCGAGAAGCACATTTAGGGTGGGGCGAAGCAGTTGTACAAGCGATTCGCGGGATTAAACAACAAGAATCCTCACTTACTGATGCAGCAGGTATTACAACCAATCTCTCAGTTATGTACGATCGTTACGCTGCATCCATTGGCAAGACAGCAGCAAAACTTAGTGATGCAGAAAAACGACAAGCTGCTTACAACGGTATGATGCAAGAGTCCTCTTTATTTGCAGGAAATGCTGAAACAGCTATGCAAGGTTATGCAGGTACTCAAGCTTATTTTAATCAAACCTTAACCACTGCACGCCAGGAGTTAGGAGAAGCTTTTTTACCTATCATAAATCAATTGTTGCAAGAGTTAGGTCCCATCATCACAAAATTTACAGACTGGGTATCAGCAAATCAAGAAGTTGTAGTTGGTGTGGTTGCTGGTAGTGCCGCTGTATTAGCACTTATAACAGTTTTGGGAAGTTTGGTAGTAGGTATTGGGGCAGTTACTGCCGCTCTAGGCGCTATGAATATAGCAATGGGGCCAATAGGTTGGGCAATCGCTATTATTAGTACCGTTGCTGTTGGGGTAACAGCTTATTCCATGGCTGCCGATACTGCTTCTGGATCTGTGATGAAGTTGGCCAAGAATCAGGAAGAACTTAATAAAAAATTAGAACAAACAGCTAGATGGACGACAAACGATGTAACTAACGCACAGGCAGACATGGAGAATTTAAATAAGTTGCTTGAAGAACGACAAAAGCTTCAAGCAAAGATGGAAGAACTGCGTAGTAAGATGTCTGCTAATGTTACAGCTGGTACAGCGGTGAGCATTGATCCGAATTTGGTTAATGAAATAAATAAAGTCGCACAAGGTATTAACGATATTGATAAATCATTACGTAAGATGGATTTTGATACACCTGAAAAGGCAGCTGAAGCTTTGAAAAAAATCAAAGAAGAAACTGACAAAGCGGTTCCAGCCCTTTTAGAAATGAAAAGAGCCGAATTGCAGGATGCTGCCGCTAAGAACGATAAAATTAAGTCTATGGAGAAAGCCATTGGGACATATGAAAAATTAAATTCCGTACAGAAGTTAGATGAAAATCAAAAACAACAACTCATACAAGTAACGAACACTTTAAAGGCACAATATCCTGATTTACACGCTTTAATGGATAGTGAAGGGCGTATTCGTATTGATAACATTGACACTGTTAAAGATCAAATCAGTGTAGAACGCCAACTTATGAGTGCTTCAGTGGAAAGCGCTCGTGTCCAGATAACAAATTTGAAGAATACAGCTGCAGCACAGAGAGCTTCAGTTGAGGCTCAAATAAAGAATTATCAGAATTTAATTTCAGCGGCTAAAGCTGTAGCTGGTATAACAGAATCTAAAAGCTTTGTTAAGCCTGAAAAATCTATAATGCAACAGACTTTTGAGACTTTGAATCCTTATTTAGTGAGCCAATCTAAAGCACAGGTGGAAAAATATAATAAAGAATTAGATGAAGCCTACGAAGATCAAAATAAGTATGCGGCTGCTGAGCTAGAAGCAAAGCGAGCTTTAGCGCGTTTGGACTCGGGTGGTATAGATGCCTTTAAATATCAAGCACCTGATTATGGCACTGGTGAGGATTCAAAAAAAACAAAAAGCAAAAAAGAGAAGAAAGATAAATCCAAAACATCTGAGGAACTTAGGAAAGAAGCTTATGATCTTGCAATGGCCACAGCCAGGTATAACGCAGAATACTATGATCAAACAGCAGCTGAACAAATAGCGGCTTATGAGAAAATACGGACGAAACATAAGCAACATTTAAAAGAATCGCTAGATGATGAACGTGAAATGAATTTGCTCTTAAAACGTCTACATGAAGACAGTGCGAAATCTCGTTATGAAATCTCTTCATCGTGGGTAACTGCCGAAGACAAGCGAATGCAGAAATCAGGGAAAACAGAAATTGAAATCGCTCAGATGAAGGTGGATGCATGGACTCGTGTGCGTGATCGTTACTCTAAAGATAGCGAATATTACAAAGACGCAGACGACAAACTTTTTGAAGCTAGAAAAGCTTTAATTTCCGCTACCGAAAAAGCATTAAAGGAACTTTATTCTACAAATACCGATTTTCTAAAACAGGAGGAAAGACGGTTAGAAGAGTCAGGAGCAAATGAAACTGAAATTGCTCAAATGAAATACACGCTATGGACTAAAATACGTGATTCCTATGCTAAAGACTCTGAGTATTACAAACAGGCAGATGATCAAGTATATCAAGCCAAAAAAGACCTCATATCCAAAATTAAAAAAGATAATGAGGATTTGCGAAAAGCAGAAAAGCAAGCAAATGAAACTGCCAAGAAAGAGGAATTGGCAGCCATTGCCGAGCGCAAAAAGGCATATACAGATGATATTGATGAGCGCATCGCTGCTATTGACCGTTTAATCAAAGCAGAAGATAGGCTAAACTCTGCACAAGATTATGAGTCGCAATTAGCCGAGAAGAAAGCACGTCAAAAGCTGCTTGAAGATGCAGTAAGTCCAGAAGGTCGCAAGGAATATGCGGACATCACCAAAGAAATAGAGCGCATGGAACTAGAGCATAGCAGAGACATCCGTAAGCAAAACCTTGAAGATCAAAAACAGTCCTTACAAGACGAAAAGTCCGAGAGAGAAAAAGCCTTTGACAAGGAAAAAGACGATGTTGAAAAGCATTATGCAGCTTTGACTGAATCCCTTGATAACTTTCAAGATGATGTGAAGCTAATTGAAGCAGGAATACAGGATTACAGAGTTGAGGTTACTCAAACGGCTAACGCTCAAATCTTGTCCGATTTGGACACATTTGTTGCGGACTACAACAAAAAGCTTGCATCCATTACTATGGCGTCGGCTCCCACTCAACAAGCAAATGACTTGCAGGAGTATAACGCAAATAAGGACGCTTGGGACAAGGCAAAAAAAGAAGGTAACACCGCCGAAATGAAGCGTCTAAATGAGCGTAATGAAGCTATTCGCAAGCAATATGGAATTGTTGAGGATAAAGGGAAATTGGATGAGCTACCAAGTTATGATGTAGGTGGACGTGTCAAAGCTCCATTGGGTATGCCACAACATGCTATTGTCCATGGTGGCGAAGCTATTTTCAATCCGCAGCAGTTAGACAACCTATTCAGATTTTTAGAAGTGCCAAGGTCATTCCCTGCCCAACGAGAACAGCCAAGAGAAGCTCCTGTGCAACATGTCAGTATTGATATGTCCGTTGGGACGGTTGAAGTGAATGACTCCGCTGACGCTGAATTAATCTATGCACCAAGGGAACGTACAGCTAGACGGCTAGCCGCCGCAGGAGGTGGTACAAAATGATTGATTGGGATGTAAGCATAAACGGGGAGTGGGCTTCCGATATTGGTGCTGTACTGGTTCAACGGAATATACCGGGCTTGCCCGAAGCAAAAGAAAATACAGTAGAGATTGCTGAAAGAGATGGAGCATACGATTTTGGCAGTACCTATTCGCCCCGTCCTATTGGATTGGGCTTTTTTATTACAGGGGATTACGACACGACAGTAAGTCTGTTAATGCGAAAGTTTAATATCAAACGTGGCGTGTTGGATATTGTTTTCTCAGATCGTCCAGATAAGCATTACTTTGCGGAGTACAGAGGGACAATGAGCTTTGATTCATCGGCGGGGAACAGAGTAATTGAAATTCCGCTCAAGATGAATGAAAAGCCATTTCCTGAATCTAAAGAGAATGTTTATGAAACTACCATCACTCAATCACCACAAATAATAAGAATCAACTCAGAAGGTGATGAGAGGGCATCCCCTGTTATTGTGATAACGAATACAGGTAATAACGTGCTACAAGGTTTTAGAATTGCAAATGAATATGAAAAATAGGAGTGATTTTATTATGGCAATGCAAATTTCAAACAAATTATCTAAGCAGCTATTAAACGCTGTTCTTCGTGGTGTACCTTTTCAGTCTCCTGAGAAAGTATACCTAGCTTTATTTACATCTGACCCAACCGCGGCAGACACAGGGCAAGAGGTAACAGGCGGCGGTTATGAACGTCAAGTCGTAATATTTGCAGAACCTTCGCTTGTAGAGGGGATGCAGACAGTCTTTGCAGCGAAGGAAGTAGAATTTCCAGTTGCAACGGCTAATTGGGGATTAATCACACACTTCGGGCTGTATTCAGCAGACACAGAAGGAGAGTTACTCTTCACTACAGCCAATCCCAAACCTAGAACTGTAGAGACTGGTGACCGTCCTAAGTTTGCAGCCGATGGGGTTAGTGTTAAATTCGTTCAATAATTTTAGATTTTTAAGGAGGGAAAGAAAACATGTCACAAGAAACAATGTACCCACCGCAAGCCAATAGCCCCGGTACTGAGCTTGCACAAGCAATAACAGCCGATGCAGTAGAACTTACTGTACAAGATGGGGATGTACTGTTAGATGCTCCAAATACCGTAACAATCGGTTCAGATGAAACGGCAGAAACTATTCTTTACGGTAAAAAAGAAGGGAATGTACTATCTGAGATTACTAGAGCATGGGACGGAACAGCAGCCAAAGCATGGACAACAGGTTCAAAGGTTGCGCGTTATCTTAATGCACAAGATATTTCAGCGATTCAACATAATATTAGGGATTTGAATGAACAAGTATCTGACTTGCCCGAACAGGTACAAGAAATTAAGGATGAAGTAAATAATTTAGATTGGCAGAAGTACCCATTAACAGATAATGATGGTACATCATTTATGCAAAAGGATATAGATGTCAATACATTACTACAGGCAGGACAATATGTGGTTGAGTCTCCTATTAACGGTCCGACTCCACCAAATACATCAAGTGATATTTGGTATGTAGATGTTACGGTAAGCAAAAATGATGTTTTTGTAACTCAAATGTTCAGGAATTACTTTACTAATGCCCTCTTTTTAAGAAACAAGAAAAATGGTGAATGGAGAGAATACAGTCGTGATCTAGTAAACACTAACCAAGCCACAAGTACAAAAAACTATGATTTTTATGTAGATGGTACAAATGGTAGTGATAGTAATAACGGGTTAACCCTTGCAACAGCGTTTAAAACTATTGCAAAACCGTTATCCATTTTGAGAACCTTTGCAGTCTTAAATCATGGATTTACGATTAGAATAGCAGCAGGGACATATAACGAAGCAATTATTATTAGTAATCTAAATGGTAATGGGAATATATCAATACAATATGTAGAATCAAAAGATGCGGTACAAGATAAAATAAATATAACTAACGTTTCACTCGTTAATTGCCACATACCAATAACATTTAATGCCATCACCGCTACCATCAATAATAATGGACAAGCCTTCTATATCTACAGATGCAGCGAAGTAACCTTTAATAATTGTTACACTACAAAAGGAGCAGGTATTGGATTTTATATTCATAATTCCTCAGTCGTGATTAGTAGTGGGGTTATATCAAACACTACATCTTATGCTGTGTATGCAATTTATCTATCAACAGTAACAATAATTTCGGCTAATGGCACTGCTAATAATATAGGTATATATGCGGCACACTCAGTTTTTGTAGCTAAAAACAATGTATCGATTTCTGCAACAACAAGTGAACAATATGCTGGAGGTGCAATGATTCGATGATGAAAAAACTTCAAGTTAAAGTGTCAGCAGAAAATATTAAAACCTTTGAAGCGGAAAGAATCATTAAAACTGATAACAGTATAATTGCTTATATTGGTCAAAACACAGTCTTTGAAGCTCGCGGAATTTCCGACTTTAAACAGTATGAAATTTTAAATGGAGATTGGGACGAACCTGACGATTTAAAGGAAACGTTGGGGACACTATTGCTAGAATCAGCTAATGATAAAGCAACGATAGCAGGACTTGAAGAAACGGTAGGCACACTTATGCTAGAGATTGCAACAATGAAGGGAGGTAATGCTTAATGTGGTATACAACAGTAAAACGCTACTATGACAACGGACATCCTGCCTATAATATTGAGTCAGTAAAAACCTTTGTGAAAGCAAAGATGATCACAGCCAAGGAATACAAACAAATTACCAATGTAGAGTATAGCGCCGAATAGGGCGTTTTTTTAATCTCCTACTAATAGAATATTAATATATATTTTACAAACACAGGAAATTGTATATAATAGAGTTGAATCGGCCGATTCTAATATTGATCGAAGAAAGGGATAATATGAAGATTAAAAAGACGCTCACAATTCTTTTAACTTCAATGTTACTACTTACTTCATCAGCGTCAGTCCTAGCTTCTGAAAAATCAGAAACAAGACCTGAAACAACATCTATAATAACACCTACAGTTGTAGGAATTGGAGACACAAAGGCAACTGCGATAACACTTAGTCATGGAATTAGACATAGCCTTTACCTATCGAGTAGTACAGATGAAGACTGGTTTAAGTGGACTAATGACACAGGTAGCTTTAAGTATATAGGAGCCTTTTTTTTCCCATTAGGGTATAATGCTCATTATCGTTATGGTATGGAAATTGACTATAACTCATCACGAAGTTTACCAAGAGTCTATGCTAAGGCAGATAATCCTGGGGATGGTGCACTATTTGTTAATCCAGTTATTCCACCTGGAGCCACGGTATATTTTGTAGTAGACTCCATTCAGTTTGCTCCAATGCAGTATACTTTGGATTTCTATGTTTATAATTTTTAGTTAACTATAAAAGCATCCTATATTAGGGTGCTTTTTATTTTGCCCTCTGTTTTCAGGGGGCAATCTGTTCAGGAAACTTTTCCTGACCTAAGAAGGAGGGCAATATGTTTAACCGAAGCCCATACAATACCTTAACCCTAAATAGGCAACGTAATAAAGATTTGTACTTTGCCGTTGCACCAAATCCTGCACCACAGTTTAATGCTCACCTTGGCTTGGAAATGCCGTTGAACGTAGCCGCTGAATCTAGCACAGAAATAAAAGCAGGAATGATTAAAGGGGCTAGGCTAGATCGTAAAGCATTCAACAAAACAATGCTTAACAATATGTCAGATACGTCTGATTATTTAAGAGCAGAGTTTGAGTTAGCTAGTCAAACAGATGGCACACTAAGCTTTATCATGCCTTTTGGTTTTATTAATGATATTGCAACTAAAATTGATGCCAACATGATAAAAGGTGCAAAGCTTGCTCATTACCGCTTTAATCACACCAAGCTCAATGGACAATCAGACCTAGCGGACTACTTCACAGTAAGCTTTGAACTTGCTAATCAAGTGGATGGAACACTGAACTTTGAAATGCCTTATGTGTTCCGCGTTGAATCGGGTACAGAAAATGAAGCCACTTTGATTAAGGGAGCTAGATTAGACCGTAAAAAGTTCAATCTTGCACGCTTTAATGGCATGACTGATTTAGGTGATTACTTTAGATCGGCGTTTGATATGGCAATGGAAGCTGATATAACTTTAAACCTAACAATGCCACATATAGCCCACGTAGAAATTAAGCCTGAAATGACAGGACGGTTATCTACTGGTGGCAATGTAAATGTAAGGTTTAATCGTTCGCCGTTTAATCGTAAACTTTCACCAGTCACACACAACTTCATAGCTGAATTTGATACAACTATTGCGTTTGATGCTGAAACAGGGTCAAGAATCGCTTTACAAGCTGCCTTTGATGCTGCTGTAGATATGAAGGCAACAATGATGAGTGGACGCAAGCGGATTACTCCTTTTAATCGTTCACCGTTTAACAGAGAGCTTACCAACGTCAAATACTTCAATGCTAACTTTGTTACAGGTGTGGGAGTATCGGCAAATATGAACCTTAATATGTTGTTGTTTGCTGCTATTGAGGTAGCAAGTGAACTTCAAACAATGTTAATTCGTGAAATGCCTTTTACAGTGGATTATGAAACAGCTAGCTCAATGGATGTTGAAATGATTAGAGTACGTACCTTTGATGCCCATATCAGTACAGCAACTACATTTAAAGCAACATCTAAGTTGTATCATGTGGATTGGATTGAGTTCACAGGAGAGTTTAAAGCGGGTGATCGTATCATTATTGATTCAGGAAAATATAAAATCACAAGCAACGGGGAAAATGTTTCACACCTGTATGACGGCGATTTCTTCAACCTTAACCTAGGCACTAACAACCTAACGTGGACAGACCCTTCCAACGGTAGGTCTATATTATTCCGTATCACCCATAGAGATAGGTTTCTGTATTAAGGAGGTATATATGCAGCCTAATCCAACGATGCAAGTGTTTGATGAAAACTTAAAACGGGTAGGCACATTAATAGATGCCTATCAGATCGAAAGAAGAAGAAAGCTCAATAGTGACAATGAGCTTTCTTTTTTAGTACCAATGTCCAGTGATGATTACACTGAAAAGCTACAGCTTAAAGGTCACGTAAAGGATGATCGAGGACAGTATTATGTAATCAATACACGTAATCGGCAACGAGACAAAAACAAGCTTACAGCCCTAATAACATGTACTCACATCATGTTCAAAATGGGAGATTACAAAGTACCCTACGATGACTACATTGAGGAAGCTTACGGCGTACACATATCCACATTGCTAGACAAGATCAGCGTATGGACAGGTGGACGCTTTAAGTTTGTTGTACATGATACCTTTGACCTTTGGGACATTAGAGACTTTGGACGTACCAATGCATTAGCAGCACTTACCCAAGTCGTTAATACCTTCAAGGCAGAGATTAGAGCCGATAACTTCACCATTCACATTCATAAAAAAATAGGTGCTGATAACCGTTTTGAGTTTCGCACTAAGAAAAATATCATCAAAGATAGTTTCAAGGACGATACAACAAACCTTGTAACTCGTATGTACGCCCACATGAAGGACGGTGTAACATTTAGAGGACTTAGCACAGATCACCTCACAGCCGAGGAATTAAGCCTATTACAATCAGTTCCGGGTGCAATCGTAGACGGAAAGATCGCTGTCAATTATCTATTATCCCCATATGTAAACCATTGGGGGAGTGAGTCAGTACCCTTTTATGATGGCGAGAACGTGCAGCAGGATTTAACAGATCCTGTGGAGCTATTAAAGTCCACTAGAGAGGAATTACGCAAGGCTGAAATGCCACAATTAGAAATCACCGTTGAAGCCGCTGACCTACACAAGATAGATAGTGACGAACGTCCACCCGATCTTGGGGATGCTGCAACAGTCTATGACCCAAACATGGACATGCACCGTATTGCTGTCCGAGTGGTGGAGCTAACGGAGTACCCTTATAGCAAAGACCAACATACGAAGGCGACATTATC